CTAAACAAGACCTACGGAAGGTGCTTCTGATCGAAATCGATAGCCTGAAAATGGATATTGATAACGTTCGGCAGATGACCTTGACCGGAATGCTGGATCACGCCACGGCGGCGACGAAAATTAGTGTCCTTCAAAAAGAACTCCGATCTCATATTCAAGCTGTTCGGCAGCTCACCGATGGTATTGATCGCCGTGGCCTTCTACTTGCTGGTGCGGATCGTTGTTTACGTGAGCTTGTAAATAGCTTCGAAGATTCACCGACGATGTCGGATCTACTCGACGAAGCCTCTATCGTTGTTTGGTCAACTATTGAACGCGAAGAAAAGTCGTGACGGATAAAGAGAGAATTATTCAGTTTATTGAGGATACTGAGTATGACCGTAATTATCTGCCACATTTTGGTTTGATCCCTGACTGGTTTATTAGATATACCGAACTCAGGGATCTCATCGTTAATTATCTAGACCGTCTCGAGGAGTCCAAGGATATTAACCAACGGGCATTTGAAGATGCCCATAAAACTGTCGTTGACTCCTAAAGCTAACTCGATCGTGTCATCTTCTTCGACGTATTCACCTCCAAAAGGAAGGATGCAAGCAGGCTGAGTCGAGATTGGATTACCCACGCAATCAGTCCACCAGATCAAATCGTAGTTAGTCGAGCCACTGAATAGAGCCTCTGTGCACTGACGAGTAATCTTGGTTAACTTCTCGTTTAGTGTGTACGCACCAAGGTGATAAAGAAGGTGACTGCGCTGCGTCGCTGTATCGAAGGCCATGTACTTCCAGTGAAAGAAGACAAGCCACTCGTCGCCTATTTTGATCGGTGCCGTAGAGTTAAAAGTCGGGGATTGTCCCACTACTTTCTTTAAGCAATCTGATTCGATATATACATCTCCTTCTCCAGGTGTCTTAATAACTAAGGGAAGTGTCGAATAAAGAAGTCTTAGTTTTTCCCCTTCGGTGAAGAAGCACCAGTTTTTCTCCGCTTTACCAGGTACAAGGTTGTTGCCTACAGGCGGATAAATACAATCTTCTACTTCTCCCCAATCTGTTAAGTGCCCGACGCAAACCTTTGGCTGGTTGATCATGGCGTGGGCTGAAGAGTCCCACTTAGATGCATATGAGCTAGTAATAAACTGCATGTACAGCTCATCGTCTGGCGCTTTAAACAGACGTCCATCTTCATAACTCAATCGGTGCGGCGCGGTCCTGATTTTTCTAGCGCCTTCGATCTTGTTTTTTGAAACAAGCTCACCGACATACAACTCGGTAGGTGTGTTGTTGTAATAAAAGTATTTTTGATCATGCCTAAAGACAAAGGGTTCAGGCTGACTTCTGAACGAAATAAGGCGGTGCCCCTTGTGATTAATCAAGCAAGGGCTGAAGTTAGCGATAGATTTTTCAGGGAGACCCCAGTAGATACGAGAAAACTCCCCGCCGATGTCATCAGCTTGCTGATAAACCGTTGGGTAGCCCGTCTTTGAACGGATGTTGACGGGGAGCTGCGTGTACTTGAGAGCAGTCTTATATCGAATTTGTTGTGTCATCAGATAAGCTCCATAGCTTTAGAGAAACCTTCAGCGACTTTATCCCACCTGTAAGAAGGGTTCTGTGTGACTTCGTAGCAATCTTCGGCGACCTTTTTCCTGAAAACTTTGTCTTCGTAAAGTAGTTGGATTAGTTCGGCGGCGTGCAGATAGTTAATGACTCCTCGCTCAACTCCCAAGTCTTTGTCTGTCATCCACGCAGCGACATCAATAAGAAGTGCTTTGTCTTTCCAGATGTCCTTGCAAGAAGTATGAGCAGGAACAACCTGAGGTTTTTTACAGAGGGCGTGTTCAAACGGAACAAGTCCCCAGCCTTCTCCGTTTGCAGTATTGATACCGATATCTACTGCGTTGTAGATCAGGTTTAGTTGTTCATCAGGGGGAGCAGCCATGTAGTTGATGGCTGGCGTTAAACAAAGTTTCGCCGTGGGGTCTGCTCCACGCCTTCTCATCTCAGTTTCGAAAAGTTCTGTGACCGCCCAACCAAGATCTTTTTCACCCATGTTCAGGTACAAGACGACGTCGTCTTTGTCCTTGGCAAACTCAGCGAAAGCTTTGATCGTTTGATCGATCAGTTTTCTGGGTTGATTTCTGTTGCCGTTGAAGACGATGAACTTGTCGAGAGGTAGACCAAGACGTTGCCTCGCTTCGTTTTGATCCATCTCAAAGAACTTACCCTGATCCAACCCGTGCGGGATAACACCTAATTTTTTAGGTTTAACCCCATGCGCCATGATGCGCTGAGCTTGTTCAGGCGTGAATGTAATCGGAAAGTCCCAGTGCTCAATAAACCTGAGCATCGGAAGCGGATACCATTCCGAATCAGTTGGAAAATATGCGATGAATTTAAAATTCAACGCAGACTTAAGAAGATGAATACGCTCCCAGACTTGATTAACGATCCAGATATCGTTTAAGCAAATTACGTAATCAGGTCGTTCCTTCTCTACAACGCTCTGAATCCTGCCTATACCGAACCTGTCTTGCGGGTTGTGTGCAGCAGCCGGGTAGATCTTAAACGGGTAATCGTGTGGATCCCCCTGGTAGTTGATACCAAAGCAAACTACTTCATGCTGTTTGCTTAAATGATCTAAGATGCTATGCGTGACACGAGCGAAACCAGTATTCGAGCAAGCATCTCCGTACCAAAGAATCTTCGACATACGGGTTTAGAATTTCGGTATCAGTATACAAACACTAATCGATAATGCCTAGCAGGGAAACATTTGCATATCGCCGCGCTCTGAAACTCAGAGCACAGAGAGCTGTAGAGGATACGGACAGCACGATAGATAGCATTTTTTCTAGAGCTCAAGATGACTTTTTGACTTTTTGTACAATCATGGATAAAGCTCCAGCTCATCACATGCTGGAGTGGCATAAGCACCTAATAACAGGGAATAGCAACAGATATCTCTTAGATATCGCAGGTCCAAATTTAGACATCCTTGCTCCTCGCGGTAGCGCTAAGTCCACGGTGCTGAACATGTTCACCGCGTGGATTATCGGCAGACACACAACCAAAGGGATGCCCCTACAAATTATTTATTGTTCATACAACATCGCGACAGCAATACCTAAGAGTCGAATCATCAAACAGATTATCGACTCATCGTCTTTTAAAAAGATTTTCCCCAAGGTCAAACTGAAATCAGGCATGCAAAGCGATATCGGTTGGTCAATCGATTTCGATTACGCCGGCATTGATCGTGTGGGTGACGAAGAGTTTACTTTGCGTGCAGCGGGTCTTCGAGGAAGTATCACGTCTAAACGTGCGCACCTAGTTATTGTAGATGACCCTATTAAGTCAAGTGCGGATATTAAGAACCCTGCCATTAGGGATGAGATGAATAATAACTGGTCATCTGTTATTGCTCCGATTGTGTTTGAAGGTGGCCGCTCTATCTGTTTGGGTACGCGATTTCATCCTCTTGATATTCACAAGACGATGTTTTCGCCATCGAAAGGCTGGAAACAGGTTTCGCAAGAAGCTCTTACTTATGACGCTCAAGGTGAAGCAGTTAGCTACTGGCCTGAACAGTGGTCTGTTGAATATCTACAACAGCAGAAAGAGCTAGACCCTGTTGCTTTTGCTTTCCAGTACCAGCAACAACCAGTGATGACCTCGGATCTTGTTCTTTCACCGGATCTGATTATCAAGGGTGAAGTCGTTACAGAATTCGACTCGCTCGCCGTGGGTATTGACCTTTCAGCTAGTAAAAACGAAACATCCGACTATACCGCTTTTGTTTTAGGAGGTCGGTTAAAAGACAAGTTCTATATCATTGATGCTCACCAGGTGCGCTCCATTGGAAACCTTGAGAAAATAGATCTTTTGTGTGACATGTTAGTTGAATGGGGGATTCTTGAACTTCAAGATGATCAGTACTTCCCCACTTACTCCACGGTCACATTGGTAGTTGAAGCAGTGGCGTATCAAGCTTCTCTTGCCGCAGACCTTAAGAGAGTCTTGTTGAATGAACGAGGTCTAGGAAACCTGCACATCCACGAGGTTAAAGGTTTCCGTGGTGACAAGGTCGCCCGGTTTAGAGGAACCCTTGGGCTGCTTGAGAACAAAAAAGTAATCTTTAACAAGTACCGTAAATTCGACGCATTAACTGATCAGTTGATTAATGTCGGTGCTACGTCCCATGACGACCTACTGGACGCATACACCTGGTTGATTACGTTTCTTCAACGTCGTGGGAATTTCTCTGTTGAGTACTAATGGCTTCAATCTACATAGCGCTCACTGCCCATAATCCTCTTAGTCGAGTAGAGAGAACACTAAAAGTACTTAAAGGGTACGAGAGCTTAGACCTGGACAT